GCGATGCGCGACACCCAGGACGTCCCCAGCACCGCGACCGATGCCTGGGAGCTTTTTCTCACCGGCGTCGATCCCTCGGGCACCGGCGGGGCCGGGAGCGGCGGCGGCGTCAACCCCAACCTCTTCGTCCGCAAGAACGGCGGCGACTGGATGGATGCGGCGTTGCAAATCCGCAACAACACGCCTGGCCGCAGTCTGGAATTCGCCCTCGGCGATGGCACGGTGATGGGCGGCATTAGCGGGTTTCTCCGGCCCGGCGAGGGTGGCGAACTGACGGTTTCTGTTCTGGTCGGCGCCGCGATGATGGACGTCATGGGCTTTTATCCCGGTCTCGACGGCCTTCCGCATGTGAACATTTTCACCGATCCGGTCGTCGACATGGACGTCGCCACCAAGCGCTACGTCGACAGCCTCATTGGTGGGCCGGACCTACCGACGCTCGATTTGCGCTATCTGCAGCTTGCCGGCGGCTTGATGACCGGCACGATTAGGTTCCAGGGCGCCACTCAAGGGGTCCTGTGGCAGCGCAGCGCGGCCCTTTATGAAGACGCCGCCGGGCTGATCATCCGGCAGTCGGAGGATGACGCCGGCGTCTTTATCGAGAGCAGTGCCGGCAATCAGGCGTCGCGGCGCCGCATCTTGACCGAGGACGATCTCGGCGGTGGCGGCGGCGGCGGCCCGTTCCTGCCATTGTCCGGCGGCACGTTGACCGGTGTGCTTGTCTTTGCCGCCGGTCAGGGCATCGGGTTCCAGCCCGGTCTTTCGGCGATCTATGAGGACGACACCGGCTCGGGGTCAGCCTTGCGGCTGCGCTCCGCGACCTTGCCGGCGACCCTGGAAACTCTAACCGGCGGCGCGCGCAGCCCGATCATCACCGAGGCGAGCGGTGACGACCGCTACCTCAATCTCGATTTCGGCCAGATGCGCGGCAATCTGATCTGCCGGACCGGCGGCGGCGCCGCCAATGTCGGGCTTGGCTTTGGCGATCCCGCGACCGGCTTCTATCGCTCGGGCAACGTCTTAGTCGGCGTCAACGGCGGCGCGCCGATGTTCCAATTGATGGCCAACGCGACAGCGTTCTTCCAGCCGATCAACATGGGTAGTCAGCAGATCAATTTTGTCGCGGACCCGACGGCGCCCCAGGATGCGCTCAATCTGCGCACCGCCGATGCGCGCTATATGCAAGCGGGCGCTGGCGGCTTTCTGCCGACCACCGGCGGGAACATGACCGGCGATATCCACATGGTCGGAACATCGGGTCCGCAGGTTGATGCAGCCGTGTGGTTTGGCTTTCGCTCGGCACGGATGCAGTGGAGTGAACCCGCTAATGCCTTGGTTATCTCCAAAGGCCAAGGCAACGCGCCGCTGATGATCACCGACACCGACGGCACCAATTCGCGACCGATCATCGACCAAACGCTCGGCGACGCGCGTTATATCCAGGCGACCGGCGGCCTCATGAGTGGGCCGCTCGGGCTCTATGCTCCGCCCAACCTGCCAAACGACGCGGTGCCAAAACAGTATGTCGATGATCTGATCGCCACCGCCGCGACGCCGACCGTACTTCGCACGATCGCCTACACTCCGGACGAGTTCCCGCTCCCCGACACAAGCTCGTTCTTTTTTGATGAAGACTTCCCGATGCCGGCGACCGGGCTGCGCAACATTCTGGTGGTCATCAATCCGATTTTTGCGTCGAACGATGCGGCCGGCGCGTCGCCCTGGCAGGTTATCTATCAGACCAATCTCATCGCGCTCTCAAGCTCGGTGGTGGTCTACAAGTTCACCAACGACCCCACCAGCATGCTCCGCTCGCCGGCGACGTTTACCGCTGCCGTCGATGCCAGCGCCGGCTCGGTTAAAGTCCTGCTCGCCGCTCATCTCGTCGGCGGCGGCAATCTCGTTCAAGTCGGGGTCGGGGGCACCATCGCGCCGACCATGCGCACCGTCGTCACCATTCAGGATTTAGGACCGGCCTAATGGACGATCGAGAACTCGCGCGCCGCTATCCGGGGCAATTCGGTGGCGATGATCCGCCGCTGCCGACCGCCCCGGTCGACTTCTCGGCACAGGCCCGCCACTGGCGCGAGGGCGAGATCTACGAACAGCACGCGGCGGTGTTCTACGGCGGCGGCTTGTGGCAGGCGCGCAACCGCGCCGCCTCGCGCCCGCCCGGCACGATCGGCGAATGGCTGCTCATCGCCGATGGCATCTGCGCGATCCGATCCTTCCAGGTCGGCGGCGACCCGCGCACGATGGGCCTCGACGTGACGCTCGCCTCCGATTTGATCAACCGGCGCGACCACAAGTTTTTCTTCCAGCTGCCGATCCCCATCCATCGCGGACCGTGGCAGCCCGGCGTCTATGTCGAGGGCGACGAGGTCGAGTTTGACGGCATCTGCTTTCGGGCGCAGCGCACCACACGCGAGCCGCCCGGTTGCGACGACTGGCTGATTGCTTCGGCGCGTGGGGAGAAGGGCGACCAAGGGGAACGGGGCACCCAAGGGGAAAAGGGTGATCTCGGTCCGACCGGCGAGTGCGGCCCACCTGGCGACAAGGGCGAACCGGGCTCGCCGGGAGACCGTGGCCTTACCGGGATCGGCATCGCCGGTGTCGAGCCGGTCAAGGGCTATCCCGGCCTTATTCGCATCATGCTCGAGGACGGTTCGATCAGCGAGCCGATCTCGATTGCCTCGATGCGCTTTCTCGGACTCTACGAGCCGGGAAACAATTACGAACGCGGCGACATCGTGCTGCTCGGCTACGTGCTGTGGATCGCCAGCGAGCCGACCGGCGACGTCCCCTCGATCAATTCACCGTCCTGGGGCGTGTTTCTTCCCGGTGTCGATCCGTCTGGTACTGGCGGCGGCGGCGGTGGCGGGCCTGATCTACCGACGCTCGACGCCCGCTATCTGCAGCTCACCGGCGGCACCGTCACCGGGCTCTTGGGATTGACCTTACCGCCGGTCACCGCCGCGCACGCCACGAACAAGGCCTATGTCGACGGCCTCATCGCCGGGGTCAACGCCTCCATCACGGCGCTCGCGGCGCGGGTGACCGCTTTGGAGAACGCGCCATGAGCGGCGGTGCCGCCTGGGCGTGGGGCTGGAACTATCCGATCATCGGCGACCCTTCGCGCTCGATCTGGGCGCCGCCGCGCTCGCGCATGGTCTGCACCCGGCGCCCGACCGTGCAGCCGATCACCCCGGAGCAGGCGATCCTTCATCTGCGGCTCGACCCCGACACGAATTCGGGACCGGAAGCCGCGCTGATCGACATGCTCATCGCCGCCGCGACCCAATCGCTTGAGGATTACGCCGGCGTCGCGCTGATGTCGCAGGAATGGCGCCTGACCCTGCGGCATCTGCCACCGGTCTGGGGCGATGCGCTCGACATCCCGCTGCCGCCGCTCGACGAGCTGCTCAAGGTAACGATCAACGAGATCGACCAGGACCTTGGCGATTTCGAGATCGAGCGCGACGACAAGATGCCGGCGCGGATCGTCCCGGTGCGGCGTTACTGGCCGGCGGTCTCGCCGCGCAAGCAGGCCGCCGTGGTGATCGAGTTCCGCTGCGGTGTCGTCGACCCGGACGACGTCTCGCCGGCGCTGCGCCAGGCGCTCTTGATGGCGATCGCGTTCTGGTACGAGCAGCGCGAGTCAACGGCAACCTTCAGCCTGACCCCGGTCCTCGAATTGGGCTGGCAATCGCTGATCAGCCCCTACCGCGCGGCGGGCATCGCATGACCTGGTGGAACCAAGGCAAAGCGCCGCCGATCGGTCAGCTGCGCAACTTCGCTGCTGTCTACGAGTGGATTGACGTGCCGCAACTATCCGGCCCCTCGGTCGTCCCCGCCTATGTCCCGCGCGGCCGGTGCTGGTGCAGCTTGAAGCCGCGCGGTGACCAGTGGCTATTGGGCGCGCAGATCGTCGAGGCGGCGCTCCCGACGACGCGCGGCACCCACATCATCCGCACTCGCTTCCGCGAGGATCTGACGATCCGCTTCATGTTTGAGCTGAAGGCGCATGGCACGCGCAATCGCTACCGCGTGGTCGCCGTGCGCAATGACGACGCGCGCCGCTTCACCGAGTGCGAGGTCGAGGAATTGGGGGACGTCACCGTCATCGGTACCGCGCCGCCGATCCCGCGCGGGCTTGAGACGATGGAGGATGCCGGCCATGCCGATTGAGAACGGGGTGCAAGCCTAATGGACCGGATCACCACACCGAGCCGCATTCGCGACCTCTTCGGCCCCGGCAAAGACGGGTTTGGCGACGGCGTGCCGTCGATCGGAGGGTCCTCGACGCAGCTCAACGCCGCCTGGTTCAACAACGACCAGGAAGAAATCTGCAACGCCATCGAGCTGTCGGGGTTTGTGCTCGATCCGGCCGACCGGACGCAGCTTTATCAGGCGATGCGGGCCGGCATCGATGACGAGGTGCCGGATGATGGCGTCATCTATGCCCGCCGGCGCCTGCCAGGACAGCCTCGCGGCCTGTGGGTGCCGAGCGGCCGGTTGCGGATCGATGGTGATATTGATTTTTACGTTTCGGAGACCGGCGACGACAATAACAACGACGGTCTGTCACCAGGAACGCCCTTCCGACATCCGCAGAGGGCGTGGGATGAACTTATCAACTTCATCGATCTTAATGGGTTCAATGCCGTTATTCATGTGGAAGATGGCCTCTATAGTGAAGGCATCAACTGTGCTTCGCTACCGCTCGGATATGGTTCTGGCAACTCCATCCGGTTTACCGGCAATACAACTAACCCACAAAATTGTCTCATTTCCGTTAGCGATAATTATTGCTTTCAAGCAACAAATGGCGCTCGGATAACTATTGAAGGGTTTGGATTAACAAACAATAGCCCAAATCCCGGTGCAGGAGTTGGCTTATCTTCAGTATTGGGATCGACACTTATATACGGGAATTGTGATTTTGGGCCTTGTGCGACTCATATATTAAGCGGTCCGGGTTCGACAGTATATGCTGCTGGCGCTTACACCATTAGTGCAGGCGCCGTAAACCATTATGGTGCAGTTGGTGGCACAATAACGATGGGTGTCAATCCAGTTCCTGTCACTCTTATTGGCAATCCTGCATTCAGTGATGCATTTGCTCGGTGTGTTCAAGGGGCCGGAATTACGACACTTAATCTGTCATTCAACGGCACTGCGACCGGCTTGAGATTTATCGTGGCTCTGGTTGCCTATATTCAAACTTACAATGGTGGAGACCTTAACTTTTTCCCCGGTGATCAGCCGGGAGTCCAAGACCCGACGACCGGAGGATATTATCTATGAACGGCACCACTCCTCCTCTTTGCATCGATTGTGAGTTTTGCCACAGGCTTAGTGGTGAGCCGGCTATTCATATCTGCAAACATCCTGACTCGATCGTGGCCACACCACCCGATTATGTCGCCGGTCTATTCGGAGCCGGGGAATTACAAACGACATGCCGCACCATGCGGACAACGGGTCTTTGCGGACCTCACGCTTCATTGATGCAAACCAAGCGCAAGCGCGGGGAGCGGGGATGAGCCTGCACCCGGCCTTTCACTACTTTGTCGGCGCCCTGGTCGCTCTGGTGCTCGCGGTCGCGCTGCTCTGGGCGATGTCGTCGTGATCACCGTCACCTGGAAGGAACTCAACTACGTGCAGTTTGACCGGCGCGCGATCCGCTCGGCGTTTGGCAAGGCGGCGCGCACGATGGCGGGGACCCTGCGCAAGACCGCGAGCGCTGGCGGCGGCGGTGTCACCTACCGGATCGGCGGCCGGTCGCATATCGCCTCGACACCGGGCGGCCCGCCGGCGCGCTTCACCGGCAATCTGGTGCGCAGCATGAAGGGCCGCGCCAGCCGCCGCGGTTATGCGCTCGTCGTCTCGGCGATCGCGCCGCACGCCCATCTCTTGGAACTCGGCGCCCGCCACATGGCGGCGCGGCCGGCCTTCGCACCGGTCTTTGCCGATCGCAGCCTCATCCTTGGTCTGCTGCAGACCGCCTATGCCCAGGCGCCGGTCGGCACGCCTGGCAGTCCCGGCGCCGCCCCG